ATACGATTTCACATGCTCCACCTGCACAAGCTAGTTCTCCTTTTTGATCCGTATTGTCGTTCAACTCTACGACCTTACTAAGATCTATTTCGTGAAGATTTTTGATTATATCGTTGAATTGCTCTTCTGTGATTGTTTCGAAAGGCGCTTGAACGTAACTACCATTATCGTAAGGTAAACAAGATAACGCTGTGTAGTTATTTCTATTGTTCCATGCCCACTCAGTTACTTCTGGCCACTCTTCGTCTCTTAAGCTAATTGTTACTGAAACGTTGTGTGTATTTCTACCAGTTCTGTGACCAGGCTTGATCCACTCTTTGTGTATCTTTTCTAATCTGTGTAAAAGATCTAATGCTTTTTCGTCTCTAGTAATTGCCCCTTCTGGTGCTCTTTGAGGAATGGTTACTATCGCTTGAGTTTGTGGTTTGAAGTACTCGTCTTCTATTAACTCTGGGTGGTGAATTGCCAAGTGAGTGTACAAAGATTCGTTCTTTCCCAATCTCATTCTTCTGTAATAGAATTTATCGTGCCATGCGTGTACTCCTGAAGAGGTGCCTAATACCATTGAAGTTGTACCTGATGGTTTAACTGTTGTACATCTTGCCGATTTATTGATTCCAATTATTTTTGCTACTCTTTCGTTTTCTTCTTTTACTATTAACGCTGCTTCTTTCATGTTCAATTTAAGAACTGCTCCAGATGCAATACCTGTCATACCAATTCCGATCAACGCATCTTTCTCAGTTGTCTTTTTCCAGATATCTCTTAAGTAGTGGAAATCTGTATAAGAAGCTTGTAGTGTACCAATGAATGCGGATTGTTTAACTCTTTCGTTAAAATCTTCTTGTGATTCTAAGTTAGATACATTCACTTCGCATAAGTTACAGAATTGGAAAGATCTTAATGCGATCTCAGCACAAGGATTAGTTCCCCAATCTTTATCGTTTGTTAAGAAAAATCCAGGTTCTCCAGCTTTTGATAATTCAATTTTCTTGAACAGATCAAAGAATTCTTCTTTTTGAATTCTGTCTCTTAATAACACTGCAGAATTGTTTGCTCTACCGCGTTGTGGATTCGCTTCCCACCAAGCTCCGAATTTAGATGTTAACATATCTTCGTCGTCGAAGCTGAATAAAGAAATCAAAGCAGCTCTACGAATACCACCTGATAATACTGCGTCTGCAATATAACAGATCATATCGTGACACTCTAATGGAGATAATCTGTCTCCGCTTTCTTTACGATCTAAAATCTTTTGAATTTGGAACAAGCACTCTTTTAATGGCTCTGGTCCTGGCGCTTTACCGCCTGCAGTAATTAACATTGCGCCCTTTGGTCTAACGTCCCTAAAATCGAATTTAGGTCTTGGTCCACCAACTAAATAAGACTTCATTAAAATCTTTACTGCGTCTGCCCAACCTTCTATAGAATCTCCAACTAAGAATCTCTTTTCTTTTGTTGGTTTTGTAATTTCTGGTAACTCGTCAATGTGATGCTTTTGCACCGAGTATCCAACTCCGCAACCTCCTAATAAAAGGAACATTACTTCACTGAACACCCTCCAATCGTTGACAGGAGCAAAAGAGCAATTAAATATACGAGCATTATTAATTTCAATGGGCTTACCTGCAAACTGCATCGAACGCATTGAAGGAAGAATTTTTTTATCATATACTAGTTTATAAGCCTCTTCTATTTCTTTAGACAACTGCGGGAATTTTTTCTGATGCATTTCTTTGTTTCTCGTAACTATCTCGTTCCATGTTTCTCTTCTCTGTAACTCGGGTAAATACTTGGCATACTTGTTGTACACCGTAATGTCAGATAGAATCTCCTGCGTAATGTCCATTTCGCTTGTTTTTTTTATGTTTTATTAAATAATTGAGCCCAGTTTAGCCTTTGAGCATAGTTTTATACCTTTAGACTTTAATCATAACCTTTACCATAAAGTAATGAGACTACAAAAAATCCAGATTATTTGCTTGGTACCTTAGTGTTACCGCCGGTTTCTGGAGTAAGCGCTGAGTTAATTCGGCCTATCTTCTTGATCTTATCAGTACTCATTCTGTCGTATTGGCTATCACCAACAGAGTTTAACTGAGCGATACCGTCATTGTACTTGATAGGGTCTGTAGTAACTCTAAAGTTATCTCCCTTTTGTGCGCTTTTAAATAAATTGATCAAAAAGTTCATAGGATGCGTTTTGTACTAATAAATATGGCCTTTTTGAGATAAATTTATATGTTCATCTCAAAGAATTTCTTAGACAGGTAATTTTTCTCATCCGCAGTGAAACTTCCATTATTGCCATGTCCTGTAGGTTTTCCTGTGTCAAATGTCAAATCGTCTTCGCTTATCTCGTCTTTGTTAATCTCAATCCTTCCGCAATTGGTATTTACCTTTGCTGCGTAGGTCATACCGTCTGCACCGTATCTATTTTTCATTACGTGCATTCTGCCGGTACCGTTTACCTTGTCCTGTCTCTTTCTTGATAAGGACATTGCAAAGTCAGCAATCATCATCTTGTTGTAAGATCCAGCAGCCTTGTCTCCTTCGATTACATCATCCTTGGCTCCCATTCTATTTACTTGCGACACTGTCCACACTGGTACTTTGATTTCTCTTGCCATACCTTTGACTGCTGTGTATACGTCGTCTATCGCGTCCTTTGGATCTATAGATCTTGTTTTGCTCTTTAACAAGTCAACGTAGTCTATAATAACTAAATCTGGAGGATGCCCTAAATCTCTACACTTTTGAATGTGATTTTCTATGGTGTTAGGGGTGGTTTTACCCATTGGAAATTCTTTGATAATCAACTTGCCTTTTAGCTTGTCAATTTCTTGTTGAACCTTGTCTCTGTTCAAGTGAATCTGTTGAACGTCTATGCCAGTAAACAACGCATCGTATCTTTTACCAATGTAGTCTTCAGATAGTTCCAATGTGTAGTGATTAACCGTAAAACCCATTTGCACTGCTATGGCGCCTAAGTTTACCAACAACCACGATTTACCTCCACCAGGATTTCCAAATATAATTCCTAGATCGCCTACACCCAAACCGCCCATCAGCAATTCGTTTAGATTTGCCCATGGAGTTGCAATAGGAGAACGCTGCTCCATTCTATAACGAGTTTCCATGTCCTTCTCGTATTCGTGTCCTATTCTCTTGTCCTGTCCTGCTTTTAACGCTGTATCGATCATTGATCTAATCTGATCGAATTCGCCCTTTTCCAAAAGACTAACCGAATTCATGATCGCGTTTTTCATCTGCTGATTCTTGCAGAAGTTAGAAAATTCGCTCTCTACGTATTCTCTGTCTTCGTCTGTAGCTTTTAACGAATCCTTTAATTGTTCTACTACGCTCACCTTTAACACATCGTTTTCGATCTTCTTAACTTCTACCTGTAAAGATTCCATTGACGGTGTGGTATGATACTTGTAGTAGTACCTTAATATCTCTTGTATAATCCACTTGTGTGCTGGATTATCGAACATCTCTGCGTCTAAAATGTCGTTTATATTTTGTAAGAATTCTTTATCTTTTAATAAGCTTGATAAAACCTTAATTTGAAAACCTACTCCGTACTGTTGTAACTGATTTAAAACTGCCATAACTTATTTATATTTTGATAACTGGTGAAAATGATTGTGTAACCACGACTGGAGATTTGCTATCGAATTTCCTAGGTCGTCTTCGTGATAAATTTCCATAAATTCCTTTGATCTATAAGTCTTGTTAGGACTCTCCAACATTTCTTGTATTTCTACAATGGAATCTTCTGGTATGTTGGGATTTGTTAGATCCATTAGCTTTTCGTTTATCTTTAACTGATGCTCGAAATTTCTAATACTCATGAATGCTTTTCCATCTCCGTCTTTTGCTTTTTGTAGAACTTCTGTTAAAGTCATTTTATTGTAGCTCGCTAATTCCGGATAAAGTTTTGTTATCGTCTTTGGTCCGATGCCTTTAATTCCAGGAACATTATCTCCAGAATCTCCGGTTAAAACTTTGTAATTCAAAAAGTTTTCGCTGCTAACTCCGTATTGGTCTAAGACTTTTTTGGGAGTGTAGAAGATTTTTTTCGTAGGAGAATATACAGTTATCCTTTCAGATACGAGCTGTAAATAATCTCGGTCTGAAGACATTATTGTAAAATCTGTGTCCATCTGTTGAGTGATGTAACCGATAACGTCGTCAGCTTCTATTTTGTCTATCGAAATTAAATCTACAGGCAAACACTTCAAATAGTCTATTAATCTAACTAACTGATTTGTGATTGCTTCTGATTCTTGTTCCTGATTCTCAAAAGCATCCCAGTTAGTGACCCTGCGTATGCCTCTGTTAGCTTTGTACTCTGGATAGATATATCGTTTATTCGTTGATGAACCCTTGCCATCGAACGCCAGAATCACTCTGGTAGGTCGAATCAAGTTGATGGCAAAACCAAGCGACCTTAGGTAACCTGTTAATCCACCAACGTGATTCAAACTCTTGTTAAAATGCTGTATAACTGTAAATGCTCTTAGGAAAGTATTCAGTGAATCGATGATTAAAATTCTATCGTTTACCTTTAGATCTTCTTTTGTCTCTTCAACTTCTTCCTTTCCAAGCGAATCAAATATCTTTTGGTAATCTTTATTCATGTTCTGAACTATCAAATAAGTCTTTAATGTCTTCGTCAGCCTCTTCAACTACATCGAAGTCTTTTGAACCCAATGTTTTTAACCACTGATGAGAATACTGTTTCTTGTAATTGTCTAATGCTTTCTTATCGTCGTCAATAAATCCGTGTACTGTCATAATAACCTTGTTCAAAGCAGTAACTCCAGTAACGTGGTTCTTATCACAAGAGATTTTTGTTCTCTTTGCAAACTCGACCTCTTTACCGTTCTTGGTAGCTTTGATCTTGTTTGTACCTGCGTTAGTAACGTTTCCGAAAGTGATAATAAGAGATGCGTCAAAGAACATTGTGTCTCCGCCTTTATTCTTCATCTTTGGTTGACTCATAATAGTTTCAGGTTTTGCGACCCAAACTTTATTGATAGCAACGAATGAATTTGTATAAGGTTGACTCTCTTTTCTTGATAACGCAATCTTCTGATTAACGAACTGTCCGAACTGTTGTGACATAGCACCCGCATTCCACTCGTTATTGTTCTTGTTTGACTCTATCGATAGTCGGCATGGGACGGAGCCCACAGAATCCCAAAAGAAACAGATATCGTAAGGTAAGTTGCCGGCCTTCTGTTCGTCCAAAATATCCAAGATAAATGCTGATACGTCTTCGATACAATGCATCTTTTCTCTATCAACGAATAAGAAAAAGCCTTTGTAATCAGATACTACGCCATCTTCGTCAGCAACCTCTTCGAATTGCAATCCCATTTCTTTAGCGTGTTCCCAACTCCATTTCATCTCGGTAATAATGAAGACAGGTAGAATGCCCATCTTTTGAGCATTTACTGCGGCTTCCAACAAAGCAGTCGTTTTACCAGTATCTGAGTGGCCTCTTAATAAAGTAATGTGACCTTTTGGAACACCTGGAATTTGTAATGCGTCTTGAAACGATTTTGATAACGGAATCCACGTTTGATCTTTGAATTTAATCGATGTAGATGAAAGATTTTTTGACTTCTTAAAATTGTCTAAATTGAATTCTGTCTTGATAGCTTTTGATATGGAGCTATTTAACCCTTCTTTAGCCTTTGCCATTTGTGCGGTTTAAAAAGCCCTCGTTTTTAGGTGAGGGCTTATATGAATTTAGAAGTTAAAAAGGTCATCGATTTTGCTATCGATCTCTGTCTTACTGGTGTTCAAAGTAAAAGCTGGTTTTACCGCTTCTTCTTTTGATTCCCAAGGTAAATCTCCTACTTGTGCAGTTTTTTCAACTACTACGTCTGCGTTTTGTTTGATCTCTTCTTCAGGGTTCAAATGAGCGCCTAAAGCAGATTTCATCTCGTCGTAAGACCAACGCTTAAATAGAGTGTTAGGTTCTGGTTGAGTTGTTAACCATAACTTTACTTTGTCCGCATCTTCTGATAACGGAGTAACTTTCGTTCTAACTCTTACTGTACTGGTGTTGTACATTAATCCAGTGGTTTCTTTACCAGCTGTGTCGACTGTAATGTCGTGACCTTGAATAGGATCTGTAAAATCTCCTACGTCTTCGTCCTCTAAGATTGCTAACAAATCCATGTAGACTTGCTTGCCGAATTCCCATAATCTTACGCCTTTGTCTTCTTCGCCTCTTACGATGACTGGAACAAATACACGTAATTTTGGTTCGAACTTCTTAGCTGACTGCCAATCGTCGCTCTTTCTTAAACCTTGAGCGAATTCAACGATTGGATCTTTTTCGCCGAAAGAAGTCGGAGAAATCATTGTCTTGTTGTTGATGCCGTAGTGGAAAAATAATTCCTTGAATGGGTTCGATTTGTCGTACGCGGATGGTACAATACGAACTAAGTGTTTACCTACAGTAGGTTTCCAGATTGTTACACTGAAATCCTTTTTCTGTCCGCCTCTTGGATTTTGTAGGGAAGCGAGCCTAGACTTTAATTGAGAAATGTCCATAACTGTTGTTTAATAATTTATTATATAGCTAATATACTAAAAATAATCGAAAGAAAAAAATTTATTTTTCAGTGG